AAAGATGGCAGTCCTGCCACGATCCCCCAGCGGCACTGATCGTGATGGTCGCCGCAGCCGTGCTGAACGTGAACACCGGCCGCGAAACCCCGTACCCGTGCCCGATGACATGCACGTTCGCGACGTCGTGCGCGATGCTGGTCGCCGTCACGGTTTCAGCGTGGCCCGGCATGACGTGAATCGTGCCGCCATGCACGGTGGAACACTGGCCGATGGCATGGTCGACGGTCGCGAACGGATGCCCCAGGTCTCCAGCATTACCGTTGCTCCCGTTGGCATTGGTGGCGTTACAGACGAAAAAGACCGGTCCGAACGACGCCGCGGGATGCGGCACAATCGGGACCCCGTAACTCGCGACCCCGTTCGGAAAGTTCGTGACACCCATAGTCGTTTACTCCGGTAAATCCCTGACGGCAGTGACCGGTATCACCACCCGTGCCGCGCGAGCACCGTCAGGGCCAGTTATGCGGCCGGACGCCGTTACGCGCCCGTATTTCCGTACGAGTTTCTCCAATCCACCGAGTCCCACACCTCGCGGGCCCGCAGCTTGTACAACCGATTCCCGGTCCGGGCATCGGTCATCGGCTGCGGCTGCATGATCGGCTTGCGCTCGAGCCACAGCAGCCCGTTCGCCTCTTTGTCTTTCGGAATCAGATACCAGGCATCGGTGTCGACCGTGAGGAACGGATTCACGACGACCGTGATATCCAGATCCGACAGCGGATTCACCGCGTTGTTCGCCGAGTCGGGGTCTTTCACCGACTTGACGATCTTGATCGCGTTGAACCGATTCGCCGGAGCGACGACGAGGTAGTACCCCTTGGTCGGCAACACGATCTGGCCCGACTCGATCTTCGTGTCGGTGTCGAGATCGATGAAGCCCTGCGCCAAGGACGTGGTGGAGAGATCGGCGTCGGTCGACGGCCGGTTTTTCGCCGTGCCGCCGCGCTTCAGGAGATGCGCGGTCGAGAACAGCGCGACGCCGTCCGCGGTCGTTTGCGTGGTGAAGCCGTTCTCGAGCACCGCCGCGCCCTGCTTGTCCTCCACTTGGCGCATGGAGAACACCAGAAAGCGGGACTTCTTGGCGAGGATGTCTTCGAGGTCGTCTTCCTCGGCCGTCTCCGTGACTTCGAACATCAGGCCCCATTCGAGCGGAGTGACGTCCTTGGTCCACGCCTGCAGGATCAGGTCGGTCGCGTACTCTTCGCCTTCGGGCTTCTGCGGCACGTCGCCGAAGGGGGCCACCGAGACGATGCGTTCGAACTTCTTCCCGGTGGATTGTTTGCGGAACAGCTTCTTGAAAATCGGCTGGATTTCATCGACGTTCTTGTCGATGAGCGCCGTCACGAGCTTGTCGACATTGTCGACATTCGCCGGAATCGTGGATCGGACTTGCATACGCGCCTCTCGCTTGCGCTATCAGAAATCGGACGAAGGAAGTGCTACGTGCCCGTGCCCCAGACCGTCGCGCCCGGCGAGAAGTGGACCTGGGCGATGCCCGCGAAGTCGCCTTCGACGCCTTCGAGATACCGCTCCACCACGACCGAGTCGTTGCCGGCATCGGAGGTGTCAACCACCCAGGTGTGCGTGTACGTCGCATGAACCTGCAGCGCCCGCAGCGCGCCAATGTCGGTGTAATCGATCGCGTCGGTGAGGAGGGTCTGGACCTGGAAACTGAGATGCGGTTTCGCGATCCACACGGGCACCATCGCGCCCGTCGTCGTCCCGTCCGCATTGGCACAGTCGACGGCCGCCGCCGCGGCGACGCCCACAATGGCCGCCGTCGGATTGTCGGCCGCGACTTTGACGCGGTTTTCGGTGGACGCGCTATCGAGGATCAGGACTTCGCCCGCGATGAAGGATTGAGACGCCGCCATCGGATAATGGCGGCTTTCAGACTTGCCGTAGGGCCGCAGGATATCCCCGGCACTCCGGGAAAAGGTCGTAGCCATGTATCGCCTCCAGCTCGCGCCGGATCACCGGCGACGAACGAATTGAGATGGAGGTTGGGAGGGCGTGTCGCGCCGAAGATCCAACCGATCCCCGTGCGCGCCGAGACATGGCTGAAGGGGCGCCAGCGATACCCTCAGAAGTGGCGGCTGAGGGGCCGCAACGAACGACTTACGAAGAAGCCGCGACTTGCGAAGGAGTTGACCGCGCCCTCGCCCGCGTAACGACTGCTCCGACTATACGCTCAATTTATCGTCCTGCACGGATTTCTTTTCAGGCGGCGTGCCGCCGATCCATCCGATCAAAGACCGACGTGAGCAGGCCGGCGACGCGCCGCGCGTCATTCTCAGTAGCGGTGTGCGTCGCGAAGCTCTGCGCGCTCCGCGCCAGCACAAGGCCGTCCGATCCGTACACGCGCCAGCGATGCCGCTCGGCCCCGCCTTTACGCTCATGAAAGGCGTAGACACTCAACCAGCCCACCCGTTTCGCGCGCAGCGCCATAAGCCCTCCCCGCGTCAGTCCTCCGCGCCGGCTTCGTCGCCGAGCGCGATGCGTTCCCGCTTCATCGATTCGACTTTAATCACGCCGTCGGCCAGCCCCTGCGCGGCTTCGTCCCCGAGCGCCGCGCCGGCCGCTTCCGTGAGATCGTCCTGCAGGGCCTGCCGGGAGTTCGCTCGCGCCGCGAGGATCGCCCGCTGCCGGCGTTTGATCTCGTTGTAGAGCTCCAGCGGCATCTTCCCGAGGAGTTCCTGGCCGCGGTCCCCGCGCCGCACGAACTTGTCTTTCTCCGACCGATAGAGATCGGCGACGTCGTCGGCTTCTTTCAGTTCCGCGATGAGCACCGGCACGTAGCCCTTCGCGCGCATCTGGGCGTTGCGGCCTTCCTGCGCGAGATTGAAGTACCGCACATGCCAGATCCGGGCCGGCTGCTGACAGAGCGGGCAGATCACGGTGCCCGCTTTCAGTTTGTTCTGGTGGTCGGAGTTGTGACAGGCGTTCGTCGCTTCGTCCTGCAAGAGAATCGGCAGCGAGCCCGGATCGTTCGGGTCGGTGAAGCGACGCGTGATCACGTCGATCGCGGGATAGTCCTTGAACTTCGCCAGCATCGTCGCGGCATCGACGGGCTTGGGGAGCGGCGCCGGTTTGCGGGTGGGCGGCGGGGCCGCGGCTTCGGCACGCTGCACTTTACGCTTGGCCATGAGTTACCCCTGCTCGTTAATGGCGATAGCCGCGTTCGCCCACATGATCGCCTGTTGCAGACTGGTGAGCGCCACGGACCGCTCCCGACTATCCGGCACCATCTGTTGAATCAACAGCGCCAGTTCTTTTGCCTTGTCGCGAATAGCCGTATAGCGGAAGGGTTGATCATTCTTCGGCGCGTGGTACGTGAAGATGTTGTCGAGATCGAGGTTCGGCATCGGTTACTCCTTCCCCGCGCGCATGGACTTGCCCGTCGCGAGCTTCGTCGCGGCGTTCTCCAAATACTTCGGATCGAGCCCGAGGCGCTTGGCGGTCTCGCGTTCTTCGGCACTCACCGAGGGTTCCGATCGGCGGCGGCCCCCAGCGGGGGCGAGATAGAGCGGCTCGTCTTGCGCTTTCGGCGTGCGGCCTTTGCGCCGATCGATCCCGGCCGCCTGGTCGATGATCATTTCGACCACTTGCGGGTTGGCGAGGAGATGCTGGCCATCGGTCCCCAGGCGTTGCGCGACTTCTTTGATGCTCTCCGGGGTCGCGAGGGGGACGCCGTCGGCGTCGGTCTGCGCCATCGCGAGTTGCAGATTCTGAGTAGCTTCGCGGGTGAGGGTCACGCCCGCGAGCGGGCGCAGTTGTTCGGCGGTCTGCCGGCCCGTCATGCCCGCGATGCGATTGAGCGCACGACGCGCGCGGGCGGCATCCGGCGTCACGCCGTCGGCGAGATACATCCCGTAATCTTCGGCGTGCTCGCGGGCTTCGTCGTCCTGCTCCGGCTGATCCGTACTCTCCCCACTCGGCCGCGTGCCCTTCCCGCTCGCGACCCGGAGGGCTTCCGCTTTCAGCTTCGGGTTGGTCAGGATCGCGTTGATGATCGGACTGGCGCTTTCGAGCTTGCCTTCGAGATCGGTCACGCGGGCCGCCACGGGTTCGAGTTCTTTGATGCGCTTGGCGTTCGCCTTCGCCTCTTTCTTATAGCGGAGCATCGTCGACAACGACACGGTTTTATTGCCCTTGTCGTCGGTGACGATTTCGGAGGCTTCGAGCTCGGCGTCGTCCGCCTCATCGGCGGCGGCTTCGGATCCAGGCACGACTTCTTCTTCAGCCATCACGCGGCCTCTTTCTCAATCGGTTCGACAATGCCCAAAATCTCTCCTTCGCGGAGCACGACGTAATCCAACCCGTCCTGTCGAAATTCTTCCCCAGCGCCCGCGCTGAAGATCACGCAGGCGCCGACCTGCACATCAAAGGGGGCGGGCTGCAACTGTTGTAGGACCTGGTCGAGCGCCGCGCCCAGCGTCTCATCGAGGGACCGATGCACAGGCGTCGCGAGAAACACGCGCGTGGATTCGTCCGTGAACCACGTCCGCACGGCGGCGCGGACACGGTCCAGGTCGACGGTGCCGCGTTTCTCGCCGAGCTGCAGCACGATCCCGCGCGTCGGCACGCGCGCCGCGTCCGGGTCTTTGATCAACACGAGGCCACTCACCGTGGTGATCTCCGTCTCCGCTTTGGGTAAGAGCACGAGCACCCGATCGCCGAGAATCCTGATCATGTCGCCGCCTTCGCATCCACGTAGTCCGCCACTTTGTCCTTCGCGTGCCCGAGTAGAATCAGCGCGGCCGTCAGGCGCTCGTCCGCCGGCATCGCTTCGACGGCATTGATCGCTTCATGGATGGCTTTCTCGGCGGGAACCATCAAGGCGAAATAACACCGCCGCGGCACGTCAAGGTTCATCGCCCCATCCGTCGATGTTTCCAAAACGGCTGTTTCTCCAACCGACTGCCCGCCGTCAACGCCGCGATCCGTTCCGCCGGATAGCTGAAGATGCTGTTCACCGCTTTCGCCGTCGCGTCCACCTGTTCCGCGACTCTGGCAATTTCATACGGCCGATCCGGACCGCTCGGGACGTTCGCCAAGGCTTGCTGCATCTGCCAGCCGTAGCCTTCCGGCCCCCAGGCTTTCGCGCCGTAGGCCATCAACAGGCGCCAGCCTTCGGACTGCAGGAGATCGCGCCACGCGGCGAGCTCGCCCGCGGTGGTCTCGGGGTCAGGGTCGAGTTGCATATCGCGGCCGTCACTCATCGGTCGGCGCCTTCAGTAGCCACCCGGCGCCCCTCCCGGCTGCTGCCCACTGCCACCATTCCCGCCGCTGATCATCGCGAGGACCGCCGCGAGATCCGGCGCCCCACCGGGCGGCAGGCCGGCGGCACTCGGTTGCCCCAGCGGCGGCGCGAGGCCTGGCCCACTCCCCGGCGGCAACGGCGGCGCCACCAAGGCCCCCAGAAACGGTTGCCGATCGCGCACGTTGTACGCCCGCAGCCACTCTTCGAGAATCGCTTTGGTCGTCTCCGGGTTTTGAAACAGCGCCTGCAGCATCGGGAAGGTCTGCACCAAATTCGCCAGCGCGACGAACTTGTTGTTGAAGAGCGCCTGCCGCTGACTCGGATCGGCGGTCTCGTCCGAGCCGTAGGGCTCGAAACGGAACTCGCCCTTGAGCTGCGCGGACGTGAATTTGCCGTCGGGCAATTCCAGTTGTCGACCCTGCAGCGCCTGGAGGACATTCGGCGGCGCGTCCAGGCCCTTCGCATCTGCGGCCCCGAGCGTCTCCACCCAGATCGCATGGCTCAAGGTCATCACGTCGGCAATCGCCGCATGGAGATAGCCGATGATCTCATCGACCCGCACCGCCGAGGCGCGCGAGATCATCTGGTCTTGCCCCAAGGTGTTCGACTGGCGCGCCTGCGTCCCGACGGCCGCGGTATCCGAGAGGCCGCTCACGCGCTCGTTCGCCGTGATCAGCGCATACTCCTGCTCGACGATCGACGTCGGCACATCCGCGACATCGAATTCTTTCAGCTCGTGCTGATCCCGCACCGTAATCACGCGCCCCACGCCGAAGGGTTGGACATCGGCGTTCCAGAGCCCGCCTTGCATCTGCATGATCGGCTTGTTGGTGGCCAAAGCCCCGCGATCCGCTTTCATGTTCCGCAGCGCGGTGTGCTCTTCGGCGAGGGTGCCCAGCTTGTCCCCCGCAAACGAATAGCCGTAGACCGCATTCCGCCGCGGGAAGAGGACAAAGGGCACACACCGCGGCCGGCCGACTTTCATCACGAACGTGTCGAGCTTCAGCCGCAAGAGTTCGCGATGCCGGACCGAGACCGTGGCCACGTACCACTCTTCACGGCCGTCGCCGTCGAGATCGCGTTTGAGCGAGACCTGAAAGAGATCCTTTTCTGCCGCGGCGTGGATCTGCGGCGCGACCTCGGTTGGCGTCAACTGCTGCGTCCCGTCCCGGTCGCTGTCGGTCCCGAGGGCCTCCACGGCGGCTTTATCGTAGATCCCGTCGAGCACCTGTTCATTCAGTTCCGGCACGCGCGCCCAGATCCGATACGCATAGCCCCAGACCTGCCGGCTGCTCTTCGCATGGCCCGGGAGAAAGACGAACTCCTTCATCGAGATCGGATCGTACTGGGGCCCGAGGCGTTTCGTTTTGGTATAGGTGCGTTCGACGGTGGCCGCCGGTTCGCCCTCCTGCGCAACAATCGGCTCACCGTCGTCGTCTTTCTTCAGGACCGGATTCCCGCCTGCGAACAACGGCGTCCCCGTGACCGGGTCGAGCTCGATGGCGACGTCGATCGTCTCGGTGATCCGCCGCGTCTCCACCTTCTCCGACACTTCGAGAATGTAGGCGTCTTCGATCAACGCGCCATGCACGGTTTTGGCGAGGTCGGCTTTGAGCGTGCTCTTCCGGACCTGCCAATCCATGAAGGCTTCGACGAAGGGCGCTTTCTCCGCGTCCTTCCCCCAGCCTTCAACAAAACACAACGGCGTGACCCCGAAGATGGCTTTCATCAGTCGGGCCCGCAGGGCATCGACGTCTTGCGTGATCAGGTAGCTCGTGAGATCGGCGGCACCCGGGAAGGGCAAGTCGCGGGCCTGCGTGCGCCCTTGTTCGTAGAACCAGTCGCAGAGATCAATCAGCCCGCCGTCGGCGATCATCGTCGCCCGGGCTGAGATGGCGTCCTCGATTTCCGTGCAGAGATCCGAGGCGAAGTCTTTGCGCGCCTGCGCGGTCATCTTCACGTCGAAGGCTTCCGATTTCTTGCGCTTCGCCACTAGCGCGTTTTCTTTCCAGATTTCTTCGCGCCGGTTTTCTTCATGGGCGTGTTGTTGACCGGCAGCATCGCCCCGACTTGGGTCATGGCGTTACTAGCCCTTTCGGGTATGCCGCGGCGGCGGGGCGGGTTTCTGCTTCTTCTTGACGGGCGGCGCGGGGGCAGCCTTCTTCGGAGGCTCGACGGCGTTCTTAACACCGGGGTTCGACCCCTGCGTTAAGGGCGCCTTATCACCGGGGTTCGGCGGCTCGGGCGCAGATTTATCCAGAATCGCGACCACCGATCCATCCGGCTCCGGTTCGGGTTTCGGCTCCGGCAACGGTTCCGGCTGCGAGGGCGGCGCAGGAGGGGCGCTCGCCGGCACGGGCGGCTGATCCTTCGCCTTGTGCGTTCGCTGCGCTTTGAGGGCATTCCGGCACGGTTTACAGGTCACCTTGCGCACGTCGTCGCTCGTCGTCAGGTTCTCCGCACTCGCGCCACACGTGACTTGGCCGCCCTGATAGCCCGCTGGTGCATGGTGAATCATTTCAATATCCCCCTCTGCGACTCGTTCCCCGACTCCCGATGCCGCCAATGTGCCGGCCGCCGCGTCGCCCCGCCCGATCGTCCGGGTCGAGATCCTGCTGCGCGCGTTTCAGGATCTGCCGTTCGATCGTCTGTTCATCTTTCTGCGTCGGCATCGCCGGCCCGAAGTTCGCGATCAGGTATTCGCAGACGTTCTGGAAGTGGTCGTAGTAGCCGTCTTTTTTCGGCACCTGGATCGGTTTGCCGCCGGCCGTCCGGACGACGCGATCGTCCCAGACGTACCCGGCTTCAAACCCATCCGGCCCGAAGGCGTCACTGCGCGCCTGCTGCTGGCCGATGACGCGCCAGCGAACGGGATCGATCTGAAACGCTTCCCCGCCTTTGATGGCGCGCCGTCGCATGTAGGCCGCCTGCGTTTGAATCGTGTAGCTGCGGACGTCCGGGGTGTTGCTCGTCGCGACCGACCGAGGCGTATAGCCGAGCAGATCGGCCAACGCGCGGACCCCCGTGACGGACGAGCCCAGGCTGTTCGCTTGCGCGCCGGCCGGGTCACAACACGCCAGCACGTCGAGCGGCCGCGGAAACCATTGCGCCCGTTGCATCAACGCGAGCGGCACGAAGTCTTCGAGGTAGATGTCTTCGCCCATGATCGCGCCGAGCAGATGGAAGCTGCCCCACGGCGTGAACTGCGCCCAGCCGACACACGGCCGGTGCGTCCCGAAGTCAAAGCCTTCATAGAGCGGCAGGGCGGGATTCATCTCGAGCGGCTGGCAGTGCCGGGCGGGATCGTAGTAGCCACCGTAGACGGGTTTGCCGCTCACGGACAAGCCTCGCTTCCCCTCGATGAACCGGCGGCGTAACACCGTGCCGACGGGATACGCGCGCTCGAGGCCGGCAATGTATTCCTCGCCCAGGTTGTGCCGGTTGTCGTAGACGGTGGTCCGAATGTAGGTCCGGTGCGGCGTGCTGTTGTCTTCGGGAAACCGGCTGGCGAGCCAATGCCCATGTGCCGGGGGATTCGGCGTGTACCACGCTTCGTGCGGAAAGCCGACCTGAGAGAGCCGCGCCGGGACATACGCATCGATCACGTCTTCCGGGATTTCTTCCGGCTGATCCATCCAGAGCACGGCGAGGGTCAAGCCGGCGAGCTTCCCGTAGCGGTTTGTGCCTTCGCTCGCTTTCAAGGCCCGCAAGTACACGCGCGATCCGGTGCCCACCACCTCGTCGTATTCCTCGTCGCTGTGCCAGCGGAGCGTCAGCCCATAGAATCCGGCAATGTCGCGCCAGAGCGGCTTGACTTGCGCGTCCAGCCCGTCTTGCGTCCAGCGCGTCGCGCCCGTATGAATGCCGGGATACCGCTTCACGTAGTACGCGAGCTTTTCGCCGGCCGGCGTGCTCTTCCCCGCCCGCACGGCGCCCTCAAAGTCGACTTCCTCAAGCGGCCCGCCGATCTCGGCGACGACGTTGAGGAACTGAAATTGCGGAGGATTCCACTGCCGATGCCGATGAATGACCGTCTCAGCCGGCATGACACCCATCAGGACCGCGACGACGAGCCACGAAGCATTCATCACGCAGGT